TAGTGCTGACCAGTATGAATGAGGATGTGTTTGAACCGTTTATCAAGTTCACGGAAGGTATATGCCATCCGAATAAAATCGGGACGAATCCCGGTAATCGTCACGACGGTTTTCATTACTAGTCAATGGTATGCAAGTGTTTAACTTCATAACTGAACAATTTCCTTATACTGCCCCGTCGTCTCGTAGTGTTTCTTCTTTTCTTGAAATACCAGATCGTTGAGCGGAAGTTTGGCGCCCCATGTAGTTTCAGAAGGTGTATGGTATAGATGAATCCCCCCACACTTCACATCGGTATGCGCTACCGACATAGTTTTGATTCCGAGTGAATCTATTTTCAGGACAAGATCATTATCGTCGTATGCGTTTCCAATCGCATAGTCGTAACTAAACCCACCAATCTTATTGAATGTCTCCCTTGTAACAGCAGTCAGAAAATGATACCGCAAATTGCGATGTATCACAGACTGATACCAGCTTTCTTTAAGAAAAATTAGTTTATCGGAATATATATCTGTATCGATACTTGGCTTTGAATACACAACATCGTTATACTGCAGTCCATCGGTGGTTTTTACATCGAAGACTGTGTATGTGTTATCATTCACGTTCGTATGTACATAGTCTATCACATTTCCCACGTGGCATACTTCTGCGTTCTGAATAATTACCTTACCTCCTTCTATGAATCGGAAGCCAATGTTGTAATTCACGCATGGGTTTCCCCAAATTTTCTTATCGGGAAGTATGCGAATAAAATCAATTGTAAATGGATAATTCTTGAGTATCTCTGGGTTTATCGGATCCGAGACAGAATCATCAACTAAGATCACCTGTACATCCCCATACGTGTCACGGGCAATGGTATTGAGAGTATAGTATGTCTGCTTCGAACGGTTCGAGGACGTCATTACAATTGATACGGTCTTAGATGTTAGTGGTTGTTTTTGAATACGAACATGCTGGTAAAATAGACCCGGATCAAGGTTGCGCTTAATATATGCTATCTTTTGCCGATTAGACAGAAGGGTTTCTATTTCAAGACGAGATGTACTTCCAGTCCACTCATATATAGATTTTGTAGGCTCTGTTATTATTGTCTTTACTGGCAGTGTTATAGATCCCGCTACAAAACGGCCAGTTGCACCAGACCAGCTCATTATAACTCTAAACGCTTAAATTTTCGTAAATCTGTTATCTGTGTGCCTATCTCAGGAATGATGAACAACTGGGGGTATATAGAGGTTAATGTTTTATCGCATGCAGTTGGACCCGTATCCTCTACGATTGTTGTTGTTACTTCAAATGTTGTTCGAATCATGCATGCAAGCTCATACTTACTTGCTGCAGTGGGAGATGCGATATGACGAACCCCAGACCAAAAAAGATTTTCTGTTATGATTTTTTCAATAACCCTGCAGTATTCTAGGCAGGTGATTCCGTTCCACATATGGTTCGTCCATCCTTTGATCGTTCCAGAACTATTCTTGACAAACTCCAGGAACGACTTCTTGTTTGCCAGTTCTTCTCCGATAATGGATGTTCGTATCACCGTGCACCCCGGTTCACCTAAAGATTTGCTTATACCGTAGTGTCCAGTTTCATCGTGCTCATCGTTTTCTGTGTACATTCCACTGTTTCCGCTGAATACGCAATCGGTCGTGGGCTGTATCATACGGCAATGATACTTTTGGCAGACTGCCCAGAGGAGATGTGGGAACAATCCGTTTACAACATAAAAGTTCATCGGGTTCTTTTCACGTTGGGGTATAGCACCTATACAATTGATCACACACGTTGACTCGTTTATTCCGTGATCCTGGAGAACTTTCTCTATATCTACGAATGTTGTCTCCTTCGTCATCCTGAATCCTTCTACGATACGGATGTTTTTGAAATATGAATACACATAACGACCGAGCATCCCAGTGTGTCCAAACAGGATGATCATTTTATTCAATACACGTTACGTTTGTAAACTGTATTGAACTCCGTTGCCAGAATCCTTATTTAATTATTTTTATTTAGTTAGGATCACCACACACAACAAAACACCAGAACCATACGGTTTGGCGTTTAGTTGGAGTAGGCCAGGCCGCCCATGCCGGACATGACGCGGAGCACGTTGTAGTTGACGGCGTAGATGCGGACCTTGGCCGTGCGCGCCGACTGGACAGTGTTCACCGACAGCGTCAGGTTGAGCGTCGCCTTGTCAATGCGCGAGAAGTTGCACGTGCCGCTGGGCTGGTGCTCCTCGGGCTTCAGGGCGAAGGAGTACACGTTGACACCCACCGACGGCGTGCGGGAGTGGTGCTGCCACGGCTGCACCTTGTCGAAGTAGCGTCCCTCGCGCTCGTCGAAGCGGTCCTGGCCGTTGAGCTGCACCTTGGCGACCTCCACCGGGTTCTTGCCCTCGCACTTGACGTTCGAGGCGAGGATGACCTTGGCGAGCAGGTAGTTCGTGGTGCCCTCGAAGAACTGGTCGGAGTTGCCGTCCGTGCCGTAGATCTGCGAGCCCGTCGTGAGGCCGGCACCCGAGGCGAGGCCCAGGCCGGGCAGGTAAGGGGCCGGCACACCGCCGGCGGAGCCGGAGCCGGCGCCCGCACCCGACGACAGCGAGTAGGTCGGGATGCCGGAGCCGCTGCCGTTGGTGGCCAGGGCGCCGCGGCCCAGGACCGCCGTCACGATGCCCTCCGTCGACCAGTCGTCGGAGTAGTTGAAGGGCTGCTGGCCGTACGCCTCCTGGATCCACGGCGTCGGGGGGGCGTTGCAGTCAACGAACGAGTCACGCTGGACTACCCAGATCAGCTCCTTAACCGGGTGGTTAAAGTTCATCTGGATCTTGTTCGAGGAGGCCGTGACCGTCTCGTCGCCCGTGAACTGGAGCTGGTCAATCAGGTACTCGTGCGACTGCTGGGCGAAGCGGCGGCGCTCCTCCGTGTCGAGGTAGACGTAGTCAATGTACAGCGAGGCGGCAACCAGCTGGAGCTGGGAGACGGCCGTGACACCGTTGCCCAGGTTCGTGGCCGCCGTCGGCTGGACGCTCGTGGGGTTGGCCGACGCCGTCTCGGCGTAGCAGCAGTTGTAGTTCTGCTCGAACTCGACGTTGATGCGCACCTCGTGGTACTGCAGGGCGATCAGCGGGATGGCCAGGCCGGGGTTGCGGCAGTACCAGAACTGGAGCGGGATGTACAGCGTCTTGAGCGGGCAGCCGGCGCGGGACAAGCACGAGTTGGTGGCCTCCGAGGCGGCGCACGTGGCGTCCAGGGCGACACCAGCGGCGTCCTTGAGCAGCACGAGGTCGGCGGAGTTGCCCACCATGTCGTCGAACGACACCTGGGTGCCGACGGGCTGCGTCAGCTGCGTCCAGATCTGCATCCAGTCGCCGTACTGGCGGTCAATGCGCGAGCCGCCGATCTCGATCTCGACCTGCTTGATCAGGCGGTGGCCGACGTAGTTGAGCCAGCGGAAGCGGGTGTTGGCAACCGTTAGGGCAATCTGGGGCAGCGTCACCTGGATGTAGGTGCGGTACATCAGGTCGGCGTTGCGGCTGATGACGGCAGTGACACGGCGGCCGAAGTCGGCCTGGCCGTTGAACGTCACCTCAATCGCCTCCATGGCGAAGTTGGTGTGGCGCTTGTACAGAACCTTCCAGAAGGTAATCTGCGGGTTGCCGGAGATGTAGATGTCCTGGGCACCGTACGAGACGAGCTGCATAAGTCCGCCTCCCATTGTTTGTTATGCTCCTAACGGACATTATTTTTTTCTCGGGACATCGCCACGGCGGGTTTCCCCCCTGCCATGTGCGTTCGCCTCTCCAATATTTTTTTCTTCGCTAGACTGAAATGGACATCTTCTTCGTTCCAACGTCGAACGTTCTGATTAATACATTCCTGCGTTCGATTGTCGTGATTGCGGTCATGATTCTGGGATTCGAGAGGTCGTGGTATGAAGCCTACTGGGGAGCCGTCATCCACGATGCCATCTCACTACTTCTCGTGAAGCCCTACGTGTAATTCTCCATGTCCAGTATAATGAGCGGAGCCACCGTCGAGTATTCACTGAATTTACAGACGGCTCTAAACGGCGAGAAGATTTCAGCCATGTGTCTAGCCCCATCGTCATTTGGATTCGGGTATTACTGGAACAACTTCTTTTTTGGAACGTCGAATGGCCGCGTATACAAATATGACGAGAGTTCAGATAGTGTAACTCCAGTCACTGTGACGGGGTATACTGGGACTCTGAGTGGAACGATTACCTCCTTAACAACTGATCCGGCAGGGAAGTATCTCTTTCTGAGTGCACCGTCAGATGGAAAGTTTCTTCGTATCGCTCTGGGATCAGTTGGAAATACCAAGAACATTCAAGCGTTCGGTTCAAATACCGGTGGAGTGGCTATTAATTCGCAGAACACTGTATATTTCATTAGTGCAAACGGCAATGCGATCTCTACCGTAGACAATTACGGTCAGGGACAAGTGAATCTAGTTTTTCAGCAACCACCCGGTTCAAATTCAATCTTTACTGGACTTGTCCTGAGTGAAGATGAAACACGCATTTATACAGCAGACAGTTACACTGGAAATATTTACTACTTTGATTTCACGTCTGGGCAAAACACGCTTCAGTCTGCCACTGCCGCATCCCCAGAAAGCAGAATATCTAGCCTTGCAGTGTTGACGCCAACCGATATTCTGTATACCCAGACCAGATCAGCCTTTCCAGGAGTGTATCTGTATAACGTCGTTAAAAATACAAGTATCCTTATTGCAGGTGGGGGTAGTAACACGGTATCAAGTTTTGCCCAGGACTACCAGTTCATAAATCCCAACCAAATCGCAGTGGATCCACAGGGAGATCTGTATATTACAAGCCTAAATCAGTTTGGCGCCCAGCTCTTCACAAAGGTAGCATTCAATATATTTGTGCGCTCCCCAATCGCAGCTCCCATTCCATCGCCGTTTTTCCCGAACTGTGGTCTCCCAGCTCCAGGATACTGTAAGAAATCGGTAGTGCCGTTCAATCCTACCGAGTATTGGTCATTCGCTTATCCACAAAGAGTTGCGGTAAAACGCCCTCCTCCTGGAGACGGACCTGGGCAAGTTCGGTATTCGTGTATCAATACTGTCACGATTCTGTGTCCTACGATTCCACCTTCCAGAGTCAATCCTGTTGTCCCTGTTCCACCACCTACACCAGTCCCACCAATCTACCCCGTTGAAACACCAACCTCGCAATCTACAAAATTGTTTGTGAGCACAGGAGTGTTGTCATCCTTGCGTCTCTCTGCCAGTTCAACAAGTATCCGAGACCTTTCCTTTCAAACATCCTCCTTTCCAATGTCGTTTGGCCCGCAGGGGTACCTCTATTTCATGACACGGTCTGGGACTCTCAATGTTCTTAACACCTCTGGTGGCACAAGATTCCCAACACTTCTCTACCAATATCCTCAGAGAACTACAGTGTCTACGCCTGTCGTTGTTTCCTTCACAGGTCTGGTAGCTTTCATCACTGATTCCAGACGATTGACCGTTATAGACCAGATTGGAAATGTCCGATACAGCAGCAATCTCACCCAGCAAATTGCTGGGGCACCGGTCTTCCTCGATACTCAATCCCTGCTTATTGCTGCCTTCGGAAATACCATAATTGCTCTTGACACTACATCGTGGAACACAGCGTGGACCAATACTCTACCAGGCGATCAGTTCTTGAGTTCGTTGGTCACCGATGGCGTATCTGTATTCGCCGGAACCTTGGGAGGAAATGTAGTATCATATAGCGTAACAACTGGATTTAATTATTGGACGTATTCTACTGCGACCATACCGATCTCCAATGCCCCGTTTATGGCTGGAAATCTCTTGGCAACATTTGCGTCCAATAGCATATATATAATCAACAAGACCCCTACCCGATTCGGAGGAGGGGCAGATACGATTGTAACCTTATCTGGAATAGGGGCACTTCGGTCATCTCCCATGCTATTCACTGATTTCCAATCCACAACCTGGCTGTATTTCACCACAACAAGCGGGATACTGTATGCTGCTGGCGGATTCCTCGGTGTTCCCGGAGCATACATTGATTCGGTGGGAGGAAACGTAGGTAGTTTCTGGAAATCGTCTGAGAGCAATATCCTAAGCAACATAACACCAGTCATTGATGGAAGCGGATCTCTCTATGTATGCGCCTCGAATGCAGTGTATCGCTATCCTACACCTCCAACTTCGTCTACCCCAGTTGCGTTCACTACGGCTGGACCGAATCTGTTTCAGTATATTACTCCAGGAACTATAAGGACTTCGCCAGTCATTAGCAGTCAGAATAAGCTTTCATTTGTAGCCTTTGATAGTACCAGCGGTTCAAATTATATATACACCATCTCTTCTTGATTAATTTTGTTCTCGGGTATGAATAATGTCTTCTTCTGGTCAGTCGGCGGTGGCCGCTCTCATCGATATGGCCAAATCCAAGGGTATTGAACTTCCATCAGGGAATCGGCCAGAGTGGTTGGTGACCCTGCTACACAAGTACGGTTCAGCGGCAAAGGCGGGAGTCCCTACCTCTGCGGATGAAGTTCTAACGACAATCGCAGAAGTCTACAAGGGAGGATGCGACCCTGAGCTGGCGGATGTCATGTCCGAAGCTGTGGTGGGCCTCGGTGTTCCAGAGACAGGGGCAACGGGTGGACGGCGGCGGCGTGGTCGGAAGGCGAAGGTCGGTGGTGGGTTCCGTGAACTAGGAGATGCGATTGCGAAGTTCTTTACTACGCAGTGCCGTCGTGGAGCCACCACGGTCGACAAGATCACCACTGATATGGCGGCGGCTATTGATTCCAAGAGTGCGGAGGCAGAGTCCACACCAGTGGATATTGTAGGGGCTCTCAAGTGGGCGTCGGCGGCGGGGGCGGTGGTCGTAGGAGTCAACGAGGGTCTGCGAACAGCTGTAGTCAACGGACTGATCAATGTGTCTGCTGCCATGCCTACCTTTGGAACGATGTTCACCAATACCCTGACTGCCCTAGAGTTCTCTGCCCAGATTGCGGCTGGAAGCGGAGTAATTGCGGGACAGACGGGAGTGGCTCTGTTCTGCGTCTATATCGTCTACATCCTGCGTGAGAAGCTCATTCAGGGTGGAAAAAGCCTCCTGTCGCTGGACGGCAAGACGATCTGGGAGGCGATCAAGCCTCTGGTTACGAACTCCAAGTTCAAAGAGTTGATGGCAGATATGGAGAACGAACGGCAGGCGATTGCTATCCTGGACGCCGAGCTGGATTCCATGAAGCGTGAACTGAAGCCTGAAGTCCGTGCGGCCTTCTCTATCCCTCCTGTCCGTCGCCGCCGTGCGTCTCTGGCAGCTCTGCGGTCTGCCCCTCCGCTGTCCACATCCGATGCAACCCTTGGTGATGCCGTCAATGGCCTTGTTGCCCTCGTGACCGGACCACCAAAACCTGGCGGTCGCCGCCGTCGGAAGACCAAAAAAGTGGCGGGACGTCGGCGTCGTCATCGCCAGACTAAGCGGGCGAAATCATTCTAGGCGAGATGTGCATCGCCTCCAACTCCTGTAGCCACAACTTGACCGCATAAGGAATGGTCTTATCTTCCAGACCAGCCTTAGCACCACACGACCTACACTCATAGAGATGATCCTTCTCATTGATTGTAGCGAGAGACCCACAGCCCGTGCACACCCCAGCACTGAACGGATCACTGACATCCATCAGTCGCTCCTTGGTGAATACAGCCGCACCATGCGAGATGAAACAGTCACGCTCCATTTCGCCTACACGCAGTCCACCGTCTCGTGCCCGACCCTCACAAGGCTGGCGAGTGAGCGAGACAATCGGACCACGCCCACGGGAATGGCACTTGTCAATGACCATGTGCTTGAGACGCTGGTAATGCGTGGTTCCCAGGAAGATTTCTACCTCCATCATCTCACCTGTCTGACCATTGTACATGATCTCGTTACCGTAAGGGTGGAGACCGAGATTGGTCATGTGAACCTTGAGATCCTCTATTCCAAGATGGGAGTAGGGCGTGCCGTCTCCCAGGTTTCCCGTTCGCACGCCGATACGGCTGTACATCGTCTCCAGCAACTGGGCAATCGTCATGCGAGACGGAATAGCGTGGGGGTTCATGATGATATCGGGACGCAGACCCGAAGCCGTGAAGGGCATATCGCATTCGTCCAGAATCATTCCGCACGTGCCCTTCTGCCCGGCACGAGAAGCGAACTTATCACCGATTTGGGGGGTGCGCTCGGCAACAACCCTGACCTTCACGAACGGATACCCGTCCGAGTTCTTATCCTGCCACACCCCGTCAATACGGGCAGGCTCCGAGTTCTTGTGGGTGGTCGAGAGATCACGGTAGAGGTATCCGTGGGGGTCGCTCCGCATATTCACCACTTTACCGATCACAACATCGTTCTCCTGAACCACCGCATTCTTGATGGGGATACCGTTCTCCTGAATGGCGTGATACGATGTGTTCTTGTATCCCTTTGTATTCTCATGTCGGGCCTTGGAGAACCGCTCCTCCCGCCCGCTCGCCACGTTGCGGTGCTCCTCGTCCTTGTAGACCGTGTAGTAGTATCCCCGCATGAACCCACGCTTCAGAGAGGCCCGATTGAGAATCACGGAATCCTCCTGGTTGTATCCGGAGTAGCAGGCGATAGCCACGATGGCGTTGCATCCGCTTGGCATCTTGTGCATGTTCAAGATACTCATAATCTGCGTCTCCACGATCGGGCGCTGGGGGGATGCGAGGAGGTAAGCGTTCTTGTCTAGACGCTTGTGGTAGTTCGAGGCATACAGAGTCATCGCCTGCTTCGCCATGGCTGATTGGTAGGCATTACGAGGGGACTGATTGTGGTTGGACAGGGGAATAATCGCTGCCATGTGACCAAGAATCATGTGCGGATGAATCTCGCAGTGGGTATGTCCATCAATCTCGTTGGGGAACATTGCGATACGGATGACCTCGGATTCATTGGCGTCCACGTATTCTACGCACGTCCGCACCCAGTCATCCCATACATCCGATACGGGCGGAGGAATCAGTTTACCGTCCATGACTCGGAAGATCGGACGAACGAGTCTGCCAGCATCCGTCTCAATCAGGATACGATTCGCCATGATATTCCAGGCCACAGAGATGTGTGGGTGAATTGCCCCCGTATGCTTCGCATTCTTGAGTTGGGAGTGGACGGCTGCCGGCGTATTCGTGTACGCCACAATCACGCCGTTCACCAAGATTGCGACTTCGCCAGTTGACCATACATTCTCTACCCAATCCACACGTGGAATCTCCTTGAGAAGATTCAGGACCACAAAGGAGGGGACGTGGGTGGATACGGTGGACATCAGACTCATCGTCTTCACAATACCGACGGAGTGACCCTCTGGCGTCTCTACGGGGCAGACGAAGCCCCACGATGACCCGTTGAGTTTGCGAGGAGCCAGGAGCTTGCCTGACTTCTCCACCGGCGTCTGGATGCGGCGGATATGCGAGAGCGTAGCGTTATACGACAGACGGTTCAGGACCTGCGAGACACCTGACTTGGTGGCGTTCGAGAGAGAGGTAGACCCCGACGTCCCAAGACCTTGGACTGTGAAGTTGCCCGTGGCAAGTGCCTGCTTCAGCTTGCCCTCGATCGACGACACCTTGAGGATCTTGTAAAGATTGGAGAGGACCAGGACATCCAGCGGCTTGCCAGAGCGCTTCCAGTTATCATTGTTGATCTCGTGGACGAACTTGGACCGGATATCCTTGCATACCTTCTGGAACAGCTGTCGGAACAGGTGGGTCAAGAGTGCACCCGTCGTCACCACCCGCTTGTTCGGGTAAGCGTCACGGTCATCCTGGGGAATCTTGCCGCTCGCAGTATCCAGCAGCTTCTTCACCATACTCGCAATAATCTTGACCTTGCGTGCGACCAGGACCTCGGGCTCCAGCTTCTCGCCAGCCAGCGTGACATGGGGCAGGAACTCGGTCAAGAGAAGGGCACGGACGTGCGGAGTCTTGTCCTCAACGGCTGGAGGGTATTGTAGATGGTGAGAGAGGTAATCGATCGCATCTTGCTGCGTGAATACACTGATATCCGCACACTCCTTGAAGGATGCTGCCAGGTAATCCGTATCGTCCACGTTCAGGAGACGGTAGACGTCCCGGTCCTTGGTAATCCCAAGGCAGCGGAAGAAGACCATGATAGGAATATCTTCACGGAAGCGAGGAATACAGATGGAGAGGGGGTAGCCCAGACCGTTAAACTTCGCAGACACCCGGATCTCCAGCTTCTTGGGTGGGAGCGTAAAGCTCTCGTGCAGAGACTTCATTTCTACCGAATGCGAATGCTTCGTGGTCGCCTTCTTGTTGAGGAAGACCATGACACGGTTATCCGCCACCTTCTCCTGTGACAGAATCACACGCTCGCCACCGTGCACAATGAAGTAACCCAGAGGATCCTGCGGACACTCCCCCAACTCCTCCATCGTCATAGGGTAGTCCTTGAGAACACAGAGGGACGACCCCAGCATCACCGGGATCTTGCCGAGGGAAATACCCTCGAACAGCTTGGTCTCCTCCTTGAACTCTGTGAGATCCGCACCCGAATACGAGCGGACCTTCAGACGAATATCCACGAACATCTGGGCAGCATACGTGAAGTTGCGGATACGAGCCTCGCACGGGAGCATCTGCTTCAGTCGGCCCGTAGCCTCCTGGATACGGGGCTTGAGATACGAGACGTTATCAAACGATAACCGGAACTCGTACTTGTACTTCTTCGTCGCCTCGTCCTGGTCGTGCCACACCACGATGGGAGGGGTGGAACGAAGAATCAGCGGGAGTTTGTTGCGAAGGAAGTCCTCATACGGCTCAATCTGCGACTCAGAGAATCTGGAAATGCCCTGCTTGAAATATGCTCGGATAGCGTCCATCCTGTTCTTGTATAGACAGTCTCGCCGTAAGACATTTTATCCGTTTTCTATAAGAAGAGGAAGAATGGCTCCGGACCCCAACAAATACAAGGTCACGAAGATCGGCGGAGGAGATATTATCAATGAGGCGACTGATCCCGCATTTAACGGGGAAGATAAGTTAGCCAAAGTGTATCAGATCCAGCATCCGCTGAATCCTCGTGGCCCTATGCCGAGCGGACCCGGGATGGCCGTCGGCGGACGTCGTAAGCGCAGCACGAAGACATACCCTCGTGGAATCCTTCGTAAAACTGCCAAGATCCGCCCCACTGGCAATCCGTCCAAGGCCCCGCCGACCCGCAAGCGCTCTGTAAAACTCATGATGGAAGGCGGGATTGAGAAGGCGAGAAAGACGGCTCGGTCTAAGGCGGCAAAGACCGATATTGGGGTAATTCGCAAGCGGCTAATCGAGAAAAAGATTATTTCGGCAGAGAAGAAGAATATCCCGCCAGCAGTTCTTCGCACACTGTATGCTGACTCGGTCGGTGCTGGACTTCTTTCTTGATCGTCCAGTATAATAGAGTAAAATGACGAAAGGATGGGGCCCTCTTGGATGGGCGACTCTTCATTCCATCTCTGCGTTATACCCCGATAACCCGTCAGATCTTGAACAAGAAATGTTCTCACGATGGCTCCTATCATTCACTGGAACGATCCTGTGCCCGAGCTGTATGCAGCATTTCACGGATGCCACTGCGGCATATACGATGATAAATCCGAGATGGAAATCAAGTCGGCGAGGAGTCCTAGAATTTGTCATGCGAGCCCATAATTCCGTGAATGCTCGTAATCGTGGACGGGTCTATTCGTTTACCGACAGCATGGCTGAACTTGCGGTGTTTCTACCTGAAGATATGGCGGCTGCCCGCCGCCGGGAATACTTGGCATATATCCGCAATGACTGGATGAGAAATATGACGCTGGCAGGTATTTCTACAGCTCCCAAGCTTCGGGAGCTCAATACTATTGAAGACAGCTACTGGTCCAAACGGTCATTTCGGTGGTCGGATCTCTCCATCTTTTCCGATATTAACGTTTCGCCTCTATCGAACCCTACGTCCGCCCTGTCCTCAAGCGGGACGTTTATTCCTCGCTTAAATCCTTCGAGCACGTTTACGTTTCGCAATTTTGGAAAGATTGGACCGAGGTTAGCTCTTCGCTAGGAAGGGGTAGGGAAATACGGGGATCGCATTCCCACGCATACCTTCGCATCCATGGAATACGCATATCTGTTTCCTCGTTGTAACACTCATCGGGAAACAGGACACGCTTATGAGTTGTCCGCAACGACTTCTGGGGAAGAATGAATTGTAGTTGCCGAGTGATGGTGAATGCCGGAGGTTTCGCAGTCCATACGGTTGGGACTTCTTCGTATCGCACAAGCTGAGAGATTAGGGGGGCTTCGGCGTATGGGTATACCCAGTTCCAGTCAAGACATTCGTTCTCGCAGAAGTAGTGCAGTGTCCAATGAAACGTTTTCCAGAACGCATGGACAAGATATTGGGTATCTACGACTCCATCGAGAAGGTGGAGATTATACCGCTTCTCGAAATGATGGGCATCGTGAGAAAAGATCGCCCGTTCTGCGGGGTTCTCTCGTGCTACGACTTTCTGTTTATAGAATTTCAGTTCCTGTGTCGCTGCCATCCGCAGGAATGCCTGGCGCCCAGCGGCTGTCGTTACATCGGGTGACCCTGCCTGGAGGTAACATTCCAGTGCCCGTTCGTGTCCGCCTTCACGCAGGGAAAACATCCCAATCGCAGGCATGAAATCATTGCCGAAACAAAGGACGCAGAGCGCAACGTAGCGATCTGCCGGGATAGGAAGAACACCGGCAAGGGCGTGGATGGATAGCACTGAGTATCCGTCCATCTTTGATTGGAAACTCTGGTTCTCTCGGAGTAGCCATAGTTGAGGACACAGAGCAGTTTGAGAAAGTGACAGAAGAATGAGGTCGGCATCTAGACCGTAGATCACGACATTTTGGCGCTGGGGGGCAGGCAGAGTCTTGATCCATTCAAAGAGTTTGTGTTCGCCTTCGCCTGGGACTTCGGTAGATGATACGATCGCATGGGGTAGACGGGCCCGTACAGCTTGGTCAAGCTCTTTCATGTACGGCGTCCCCGGGGAAATCTGGTTACGATCAAAGACTCCGGGTTCAGAAATACGGAAACGGCGGTATCGCTGCTGCACGATCTTGCCGTAAGGAACGAGGCCATCCATCGCAATGTAGAGAAGTTTGGCCTGGCATGTTTCGTCTAGTAGTTTTAGGAGTGCTTCCACCACACTTTCAATTGGGCGGACATCGTCCATGTAATTGTGAATCAAGCAATTGAAATCGACCGCAAGAATATCGGGCTGAAGTTTTGCCCTGACTCGGGATACAATATTTTTATGAGCCTTGATAAGACTGACGAAATAGAAGGGTATGCCCATTTATTTTATATATAAATCGTCTTACCTGAAAACAATAATGATTTTCTGGATACTTGGGCTTGTTTTGCTGGCGGGGATTGCTTACTATGTCATGTCGACCCAGGGACCTTTGTCCCCTCCCGCTGCTGCCCCGTGCAACACATGTCCCCATGCCAACGGCAACGTCATAAAAACGAATGTAGATCCTTGGCAGTAAAGAATAGGCAACCAGAATGTCTCGTATTGCCGGCGTTCTTCAACTCACCAACAAAACGAGGTATGGCCTCACATCCCGAAACGTTCCAATGTATCTCTTTAGTCCGCTGAACAATGAATTCCCTCAGATGATCGTTGCATCCGCACATCGTGATCTGAAACGGAATATCCTGGTCATCGCCGAAAAGATGAATGACGATAAACTCCCCCGTGGCCAGATCGTGGAAGTCGTGGGAACGTGTGGCGATCCCCTAGCAGAGAGGAAAGCAATTCACGTAGCCTATTCTCCCGATTACTGGAAAAAGATCCCCGAGACGAAAGAACCATCGTCCTTCTTCTTCCGCTCGGTCCTTGACGTTCCCACCATCAACATTGATCCCCCCGGATGCCAGGATATTGACGATTGTATCTCTATCTGGGAAGAGGCGGGGATGACGAAGGTTGCAATCACGATTGCAGATGTGGCCGAGTGGGTGGCAGAAAATCCGTGGATGTCCCATGCCCAGAATATCGGTCAGTCCCTCTATGATGGCGGGGGGTCTGTCAGGAGTATGTTTCCCAAGACGGTTGAACACAAGATGTCCCTCATGCCAGGGGAGAGGAGATTGGGATATGCCTTGATCTTCACTTGGGACGGGCATGTCCGTGATCCCCAATTCAAGGAGGTGACGATCATCAACAAGGCATCGTATACCTACGATAACTGCCGACTAGCCACCGAGATCTCTATCCCCATTCTGCGCTCCATCTGTGAACACCTGGCGGGTCGCCCGCTTCTGGATCCCCACGATTGGGTGGCGGAACTGATGATCTTCTACAACAAAACGATGGCCGAAGAACTTGTGAAACTGGGGAAGGGTCTACTTCGTCACCACTCCATACCCGATGCCGAGAAGCTGGAGAAGTATGAAATCTTGGGCCTGAATGCTCGGATGTTCGCCTATGCGGCCGCAACATACGAACACACGTCACCGAAAGTTCAGCACTGGGGATTCCAGACTCGATACTGCCACGGTTCCTCTCCCATCCGACGGTGGGCTGATGTTGTCAACCAGATGGCTATGAAAGGTATGCCTGTCCCCAACGCCAAAGAGGACTGTAACCGTCTCCAGAAGTTTGCGAAGAAACATGCTCGAGACTTGGCGTTCCTGGACATTCTCCAGCGCCGGCCAGAAAACACTCCCGGTATTGTTGTGTCGTCTACCCGTATATGGGTATCTGATTGGTCACGAATGATTACGTGTTCGAACGATATTCTTCCAGGGACACCCGTGATTATTCGGTATTTCCTGGATATGCAGCGTCCCACTTGGAAAGAGCGACTGGTGTTCCATATCAAAATAGACCCGACTCTGGTACATTAGGAAGTAAATGTGTGGTAATATTATGGCGTTCTATTTAGGCCTAAATTTGAACTTGTTTAAACCAAGGAGAAGACTGGTCAATGTTGGAGAGGTTGTATTTTTAACTGACGGACTTCCCGAAAAAGTGAAAGTTACGTGTTTCGCAGATACCGGGACCTTATTCATGAATGGCAGGTTTGCGCCAGACGGCGTATCAATCGGCGAAACACTGGATTGGTATGCGGGTGAAAAGGTATACGAAATTGATATTGAAGAACTGTATTACCAAAAAGGTTCTAACCCCGAACGCCCAGCCCACGGATGGGAACGGAAGGTGTTTTTATTGGGACGATGGAAATTCCACGCAAAAAACGATATCCATATACGTGTTCATATCGCACTTAGGTATAATGATAAAAACGAATCCACATTCCTGACTATAGGTGAAGCCTAAAATGGACCCTCCTCCCCTAGCACCCCGAAACAATGGTGCGTACACAGACCAAGATTATCAGATTGCCGAATTTGAAGATTTGAACGATGGAGATGTCATATACGTTCGATGGTCAGTTGAACATCAACGAGCGTATATGTATTCAACTCTTGACCGTCCAACCCAGTGGGTACATGATTGGACGATCAGGAAGACGGTTGAAATAGGTATGGGGCCGAATCTGCGCCCCCGGATGGCTTTCGATGCATACGATATCGAGGGGAATTTCGTGATTATTCACCGGGAACTTCCAGATGCGGACGGTGATCCTACTATGGTAACACTGGATGCGGATTATGAGCACGATGAGGTGGAGAAGATCCTTGATCATAAAATGGAATCGTATGCGGCCAACAAGATCATGTTCATGTTCAGTGTTCGTTAGTTCTAGTTGAAACACCGAATTTCAGACACTCCACCAGGAACTGGGGTAACGGACGGAGTGCACTTTCCTCCACCTCCACCGGCGCCGGGACTAATACCTTTACCAGCCGAGCTCGTCGCCGAAGCTGCACCCGATTTAGCGGCCGTTTTAGCCTCTCCGTAGATATACTTATGAAGCCAGTATGCTGGATTTGGAAAGGTGTCATCGACCAACTGTATCGTGGTCTCTCCCTTTTTCATTAGATCAACAATGATTTTCTGCTCGCCCTTCGGCCAATCCGCAGGGGGGGCGGGCTGCGAATTATCTCTTAAGGTCTTGACTACCATATCAACGAATTCGGGGACTGTGGGCGCCGAGGACTGCTGACGAACAGCATATCCGAGGGGGGCGATCAAGGGTTTGTTCCCCATTGTCATAAAAAGTACTATATAAAAGTCTGTAATATCACCTTCGGCCGATTGGGCGTTTTTCATAATCCGGTATGGCAGTAGCGGTATGACGTTAGCTTTGATAAACTTAGCTAAGACTTTGACGCTTTGCGGGGCAGATTGTAGGACATTGGTTCCTATCTGTGGGATGGATAAGTTGTTTTTATTCCGATCTGCCTGGGCCTTACTAAATGTAGCCTCTAACGCAGACAGTTCTGCCTCCGAAGGAATAGGGTTCACCGACGTAAACGTCTCACGGGTAGACTGGAACAGGGCGTATACGAGGAGTAGAATGGCCGCAGCGATCCCAGCATAAACTATATACTTCGGGATCTTCTTCATATTGTTCTTTAAATAAGGTAATATAATAATGAACCCTGAACCCCCTGCCGCAAGGGAGAAGCGGATCCACAAGTATATTGAAGCCTTGGAGAAAGCTCGGGCATTGCGCAAAAAGGGTAAAAAGTATACCCACAAACACGGCTTCTCTGAAAAACCCACCGCTATAGAAATAGCTATCATGAACGATCGGATAAAACACGGTTGGTCCAAATCCAAATCCAAACCTGGTGGAACTCACAGGCGGAGATACAAGGAGTCGGGGACGACCAAGCCACGCACAAGGTCGGTGCGGAATTCACGCAAGACTTCCAAGACCTCCAGGGTTTTCGTATAAGTCGCCAAGGTCACCCACTCGTCCACGATATTCGCAGTCTTCAAGATCGCCTTCATGAAATTGCCCTCATACACTTCATACTCCGCACACAAGACCCCCATCTCATCACCTTCCATCCAGCGGTAGACGATCTCGGGCCAGTAGTTGTGCACCTTCCAATACTCTGGTCGGCTCTTAGGGTTCTCGTGGTCATACAGATCCTGGGCAATGACGTGCACCGCCAAGAGCGCACTCTTCAGCGTATCGGGAACCCTCAGGCACGATACGGTGATGGGGTCCTCCGTCTTCTCGCCCTCCACGAAACACGAGAGCAGGGCAATCAGCTCTGAGCGGGGGAGATTGAATCCCCGCCCGAACATCTTGGACATCACCAGAGGATTACCCTCGTTGATCTCTGAAGCCATGACTCCTGTCTCGGTGAGCGTCTCGCCGTCCGCATACCCCAGTCGCTGGAGATTTATGAGGAACGGGACCTCAATCTTCGTGGCCGCCTCGATCTTTTCTTCCAGTCTCGCAATCTTCTCCCTATTCTTCTTGAACTCCTTGAAATCCTGCCACCCCTTCTCCCACTTGGGACCCACATGCTTGTTCTTCCAGCTATCAAGCAATCCCTGCACCCGTTTCCGCTCAGCGTTCTGCGTGGCTCGGATCTGCGTCTCATACATCTCACGCAGTTCAAACACCGCCACGTCCAGACCCGTATACTTCCCCTGTAGTTCACGGACCTCTGCCTTGTGTAGATCCAACTCACGCTGACGCTGATCGTGCCAATACGACTTCTCCATCATCCCCATCCATCCCGTGGTACCATTCTGTAGACATTTCAGAAGGAAATCGTAGTGGAAATCCATTCTGGATTCCAGAGACTGCTGCTTCCCCTTCATCATCGTCCGCACATCGTCTAGCTCCTCGGGCTTGCGATCGGGGAGGTAGTAAACAAACCCTCGCACATCCTTTCCACGCCGACCCGCCCGACCCGCCATCTGGATATACTCGTCTGTCCTCAGCATCCGCAGCCCGCCCACATCATCATCATATTTGCGGTAACTCGTGAAGATCACCGTCTTGGTCGGCATATTGATTCCCACTGCAAACGTCTCCGTCGCAAACAGAAGCTTGAGATGCCCGCTGGCAAACAGCATCTCCACGATCTCCTTGAGCATCGGGAGCATTCCGCTGTGATGGAACGCCACGCCCTTCATCAGGAGATCCATGAGCGTATGATACTGCGGGAGCATCTTGAGCTCGGGGTATCTGGACAAGTGGAAGTTCACCCGGTGCTTGATCACCGCACCCTCAGACGCATCAATGAGGGTGGATGTCACCTTGGACGCATACGCCTCGCAGTTCTTGCGGGAGAACACGAAGAACATAGCAGGAAGTTTGTTCTCTTGCCGAAGAGTGTCCACCATTTCGTTCATCTGGTGGAGAAATCCGTTAGAACGGATCTCACGGGCCACAACAGGATCACCAGCAACCCGAGCTTTCACTGCATCAGAATGTTTCCTATTCGCATCATCGACACCTTTGAGATACCGAAGATACTCAGCATAGGCCTGGCCATTGAACTGGTCCTTCTCGTCCATGAGCAGCTTTTCCCGAACCCGGTGCTCAAGCGGAACCACCCGGTATTGTGTCGAGATAAGATGTGTCGGAACCTGCTTCATTTCACCGATCCACTGAGCAAAGACGTCTGGACTTTCAATTGTCGCCGAAAGCAGGACGAGCCGAATACGGGGTGGCAGGAGAATCAGGCACTCTTCCCATACCTTTCCCCGGGCGGGGTCATTGAAGTAGTGGACTTCGTCGAAGACGATCGCATCAACAGCGTCTAGTGAGAGAGCTGCCGTGCTCCCAATATGTTCCGTAGACGATCCGATCTTGAACAGAAGGTTCCGCAGGATCTCGGTGGTCATGACCACTACATCTGATTGAGGAGCAAACTTGATATCGCCTGTCATGATCCCTACCTTCCCGGGGTAGAGGGTAGAGAGATCGTGGAATTTTTGATTGGACAGGGATTTGATAGGGGTGGTATAGAACACCCGCCCGCCCTTTTTGAGTGAGTATTCAATTTGGTACTCACCCACCAGCGTCTTGCCACTGCCCGTCTTGGCCGTGACCAGAACGTTCTCGCCAGCCTGGATAGCAGCTACCGCACATTTCTGAAAGGGATCCAGAGGAAACGTATATGACGTCTCAACCTCGGGAGCCTTCGTTGTATCGGCGATTCGCAACATTCTTTGAATTGCCTTGAATGTTTTCCACTCCTATCGTTTCCGTTTTGTTTAGATCGACAACCTCACTTGATCCCTAAAAATGTACGCCCAATCTTACTCGTTATAAACATAGCAAATCCAGCAAAAATCTGGACATAAAATAGCTGGCTCATTCGTGTAAAATATAATAAATATAGGGATATCCCGGCAAAAACTAAGAAACTACACCAGAAAAGTGTCGTAAACATATCCATTATCTACTACTTATATATAAAAACGACCGTTTGGGTCTAAAATAGGGTAGGGGGCATGGCCTTGCAGTAAGATCCGCTCGAGAAATAGTAGAGGAAATACCAGGGTCCTAGCACTAGGGCAATCACAATTCCGAGAATCTTCTCACCTAAAGATCCCGAGTATCCGAAACATATGAGCGACATGACGAAGCCAACCAGACCAAAAAGAAGCCATAGACCCAATGCAGTTACCGCAAGAATAGACTTTACCGTCCACCGCTTATCCGCTCCAGGCTGAGCCGTCGGAGCAGTAGCCATTGCACCTTCTTTTGTCTTTGTGGGGACTGCTGCACCCGGCGATCCCGGTGGGAGAGTTGCGGGAGCTCGGGGGTCAACTGGAACAGCACCCGGAGAGGTCGAAGAGCTGGACGCAGGCGGTACTGTGGACCCAGGAGTAGGAGGAGGAACCGTGCTCACCATTATATCTTACCGAAGAATTTCAATCGTGCCTGGCGGATATCTTCCTCCGTCTTAGGAAGTGGTCCCGGCGCCGGAGCGTCCTCTACCTTGTGCCCTTCCACTCCGCACATAGAAATCCACTGTGCCTTGGTGATACCTTGGAGCGTCTTGAGGCAGATCGACAGATCCTTCTTGGATTTCTTACCCATATGCCGAACAAACGAGCAGTTGGTCATCACAATATACTTCTCCCAGGGTCCAGTCCGCATACACAGCGCATAGAAGGTGGACAGTGCTTTCCAGGTCACAATTTTCGTTTTCGTCTCCTGCTTCTTGTACTTACACTGGACTGCCGAATACAGTGCTCCCCGACGGCAAACAAGGTCAATGCCCACATCCGGCCGTTTCATTCCCAGGTCTGCCAGTATTGTGTCTGGGACATCAGCCAGCAGCCACACGTCGTCGTATCCCTTGATATGTTTGAGGTAGAGCACGCAGAACTCTTCAAAGATATCTCCCCGGACTTTCTTGTTATCCCGCACTCGCATTTCCGTGAAGCTGTGTGCTGGTTCATTGTAGAATTTCTGGCACTCGCCTTCAAACGTGTCCCAGAGATTCCTGTTGTCCTTGTTCTCGAGAAAGATGGTATGGAGTAGTCTGTTCATTTTGATGCTCCAAACCAACCATAGATGGCTGCGATCCATTTTCGCCAGTATACATAATGGCAGTATACGAACTAGGCGAAGGGAAGTTTGTGCCGAACCAGCTCATAAAGGATTCCGAAATCACGATTACGGCAGATTTTCCAGGGGAACTCACCAAACAAGGAAAATTCAAGTCCAACAGGATTGTCAATCTTGCTGCTGGCGGGACGTATGTTATTAAGGCGGGGACACTGTTCTCTATCTACAACGGACGGTCCCTGTTCTTAAAGCGGGGAGGTCGGAAGACTCGGTCCCGGACTCGCAAGGTTCTAACCCTTCATCGTCGCAAATACCGACTGCGCAAGTGAGTGTGCATCCTCTTCCGTAACATTCGCAATCGTGCTGGCTACGCTGCAGAGACCCTCGTGAATCAGGTTCCAGGCATCGTCGTCCCACGGAAGAGCCGTTGTCCTGGGACCACGACCGGGGAAGTTCTCCAGCAGAACGCCGTCCTTCTTTCCCTTCATGAACATATAGCACCGCAGCTGGATGAAATCATACGCTGGCGGAGTTGTCCAGAACCGCTTACGATTCTTCGTCTCCACGACCTTGTCCCCCTGAATCCCGTCGAGATACCCGATGAGACGGTAAGAATCACACTCAAAGTCCACGAACGTATTGCGGTCCGTGACTTGAATGCCCGTAGAGACTGCGTGCTCGTTCTCGGCCTTATCCTCCAGCCGAGTCCCCCGCCGCTTCTGGATTTCGCTGGCTAGAGCCTGGTGCTCCTGCGTCTGCTCGATCTTGGCAGCCACCTCGGGGTTTGCACACAGAAGAGCTGTCTCCGTCGCAACATCCATCTGGCCTGCAATCACACGGGCCACGGCCTCCTGGAGTGCCGGAGTTGTAGGTATCCGCTTACCCTCCAGCGTCTCCTGAACAACCTGCCGAATATGAGTCTGCTTGAATGTTGTGATCGCCTTCTCCATCTGGTAATCGGAGGTGGCTCCACACGCCATATCCACCGATGCCCACATAGCCTGCAGTGCTGGCCCACTTGCTTGGGCTACAACTTCCCGTTCCGTTCGGGCGCCCATCGTATCCTTGACACCCAGAATCACGGACTTGAACTTGGGCATCGTAGTAAGAACCTTGAGGAGCGACTCATTCTTACTGCGGTAGGGATTCAAACCGAGGAGAGATGCGACATCGGAGGCACTGAAACGGGGCTTCATTTTGTTGTATGTCCTTCCAGGCTCTAATACAGTTCCGTTTTCAACTGAACATGTTTACATAGTCTGGACCCATACACTCATTTGCCGACACAATTGTCTTGAAAATAGGATCGCATTCGGGGTTGGATGCCCGGGCTAGACCTGGAGGTTCAGGTCCAAAATCGGCAGTCAGACGATCCATACGACTCTTGACCAATCGAGCTTCGTCTGAATCTTCTGTTAGATACCATGCCGGCTCCGTCCAGTATGCCTTGAGATCTTTTAGTTCCGATTCATGATGGATACACATCTCATTCGAGAAATGCCAGAATTCGGCACCCGGAGAGAATCGATTGTCCTCCCAGAACACATGCTTGGTAAATACCCGAGGACCTCCACACAAGTAGTTTTCCCGGTTGCTAGTTGTCCCATTCTTCGCTACGACCGAGATGTGCATATTCTTCTCCTCCCAGACGATCGAGTTCATGAAATTGAGAAGCACGGGAGACGCCACGAAATCTGCATCCCACTTGAATACCCATGTATACTTCGCCTGCTGGACACACCAGTTTGAATACCGAATAAAACTGTGAGGAGAATTAATATCTGTGGCTAGAGTCTCATATCCCGCCCTAGACACGGCATTGTCATATGATAGAACCCGCACATTGTCGTTCTCAAGCGCTAGGGTCATTGCGATCTCAGAACTCTTGTCCGTGCACCGATGAAGGATCAGGACAATCTCGTGAAGAAATCTTACACCTGCGAGCGACCGCACACACCTCTCGAGCGTAGCCTCTTCGTTGTGGGCACGGATGATGAATGAAACCCCATTTCCCGCCATTTACGTATGCCAGGTCAACAGTATGTAAATGGCATCGGCAATTCGCCTCCACATTCTGGCTCTGCCTCATACCGTCACCAACAACGATTTCAGTCACTGTGCATACACTGGCAAGGTTCTCCGTTTCCCCCGGATGATGATGTCCCGAGGATTCGAAGTCTATCATTACGGCGTAGAAGGATCAAAAACCAAGGCAACAAAGGAGATTGAGCTCATGTCCCGTGAGGAATGGGATATCCTGCGAGTCATGTCCTATAAACAGCTACATCCCGAAATGAAGCACGCAGACGTTGTTAAGAAACTGGAAGATCATACTACGTTCATTGGCGATCTGGGCAACTGGTCTACTCCTCTTTACAAGGAATTCAACGCCCGCCTACGCCCTCTTCTCCAAGAGAATTACCGTAGCACCAAGACCGATATTGTCTGTCTTCCCTTTGGAGCATCCCACGATGCTGCGCTTGATGGACTCGATATGGTTGTGTGTGAGAGCGGGATCGGATACAACGATTCGAAACGTAACTATCGGGTCTTTGAAAGTTATGCGTGGCTCCATCAGGTTCTTGGTCTCGAAAAGAAGTGGGGGCAAAATTACTGGTTCGTGGTTCCCAATTACTTTGATTCGGTCGAATGGCCCCTGTCCATGACTCCCCAGATCAATACGGTCGGGTTCTTTGGTCGTATCTATGATGGGAAGGGCTGTCACATTATCGTAGAAATGGCCAGGCGGATGCCCCATATTCGTTTCATTCTTTGTGGACAGGGCAATCCTACCCCGTTCCTTGTATGCCCCAATATCGTCTACAAACCCCCAATCAGCGGACTAGAACGAGGAGAATACCTTGGATCTCTCCAAGCTCTCCTGGCTCCCACAATGTTCATTGAGCCATTCTGCGGCGTGGTAGTCGAGGCCCAGTTGTGCGGAACCCCGGCTCTTACCACCGATTACGGTGCACAGACGGAGACAGTAGAGCCGTTCAAGACTGGACTCAATTGCCATACGCTACAAGACTACTGTCTAGGAATCCAGATGGCGGTGGACGGAAAGTTTGACCGGACTTACATTCGTGAACGTGCAGTGCGTCTGTACGACATGTTCAATGTAGCGAGGAAGTATGAGTATGTGTTCAAGAGTGTCATGGATATTCACAGCGGTGCGAACGGATGGTATTCTCAGGAGTCGCATCTCCTTAGATTGACTGAATAAACTCCCACTGAAGATACTCACAAATCTTCTTCCAGATTGTGTCATGCTGAATCAGTCGATCACGAGACTTGAGAAGCGGGAAGTGGACCTTATACTCGTCCAGCTCCAGCAGCTCCAGGAACTTGTAGATGATATACGAATACGACAGGAAATTCCTGCGTTCGTCGGGACAGTAGAGGAGGTAGGGTGCCTGCACTTCCTGGAACATAGCCCGGATCTTGTCCTCGATCTCCGGTGTAATCGTGGGCGGGGGATTACCGTTCAGCCTAGACAGGATGTGAGCGGCGTGTTCATAATACCGGTTCCTCCCAAGCTTTTTGAGGATTTCACGGATATTCTGTTCGGTCAGGAGAGCAATGTTATCGATGCGTCTCTTGCGGATCTCGCAAATGACTTCGTTCATCACATCTTCTGGGATCTCTGTACTTTCCTTCGCCTGGAACTGGTTCAGAATCTCGTTCAGATGGTTCTGCTTCTTGTATGCATAATTGTTGCGCTCCTTCGGCGGATCACGGAAACTGGGGAAATCAGAGACAACGAGGGCATACTCTTCCGATCCACACTTGGGGCATACGAGAATACCTTCGGATGTGATCTCTTCCCTGGGAATATTACACGGTGCACAGTGCTCAGCCATCTTCTTGATATTATCGGCGTTCTCGGCAATATTCAAGCCGTTGGACAGACCACGACGGGAAAGGTATTCGTCAAACATCTTTTTCTTGGACGGCCCCGCCGACATCTCCGTGACAGAAAACAGTTTATCGAACGTCCCGGGGATCCTGGATCCGAAATCTACCTTGGACGTTGTCTTTTTGCCGGGGGGCGCATAGTAATCCAGCATGAGGTCTCCGCTTTCCAGGTAATATTTCTGAATATCGCACTTCTCCCTCGCATCCGAAATGGTTTGTACGAGCGCATCGTGTTCTGCCTGTAACCTAGATTGCCGCATGACATCTTCAAATACGAAAGGACTGAATTTTCCGGAGAGTTCTTGGGTAAGTTCTCTGTGTCTAGTTTCCAGTGCACGGACCGATTCATCGGACGAACCCTGTTGGAGTTCGTCTACATACCGTTCGTGCAGGGAATCCAGGGTTCCAATCTCCCTTCCCTTTGCAGTTCCATCCCGAGATTTCTTAACCTTGAAAACGTCCGAGGACATTATTTGATGTGCTTGGAGTTTCACCTGTAAGTCTGTTCATTCAATCATTCTTCAAGAGAACGTATCCTATAAAAATCGCAAAGGCAACAGCAAGAGTCGCAGCGGACCCAGAATCAATATAGTCTATTTCAACAGGCGCCTGATACAAATTCTCCTGGAAGTTCGCATACTTCTCACCTGGATTGAGTCCTTTTGCGTTCTTCTTTGCCTTTGCGGCTTCTTCCGCTTTAGTCTTTGCCGCCGCCGCATCTGCCGCATCCTTGGCTACTTTCTCGGACGCCTTCTTCTCAGCTTTGATGATCGCCATAAGATTAGCAGTTTCAGCGGCAGTGGAAGCCGTGCACGGACTCATATTGAATTCCAATGAGGTGGCTAAGAACTTTGTTTGATTGCCCTGAGCTACACCTGTTTGAATATCGGTTACGGGACACGTCCAAGGCTGGCAGGGCGGAATTCCGTCCAAGACAAGTCCATTCATGATTTTCAGGGGATTCATAGCCGCCAAGTCGCCACCTGCTCCCGGAATAATACCGTCAAACCCGTTGCCTTTCACCGCTTTCTGAAAACTCTCACCTAGAACCGCCGCCGCATCGTCTCCTCCCAATTTGTTGTTCGTGTAGGAGGACCGAGGAACAACTTCGCCGTCGCCTTTGTCATTCCCGTCCTTGTCCTTTGTTCCCGGTAGACGGCACATTCCACCCGTATCCTTGAAAAATTGATTTCCGACTTTCGGTCCTACGATCAAATTGTCTACATAGCCAAAAATAGCAGTGGCGTTGGTCACCACCTGGGACAACGTTCCATCGGTGCCTACACGCTTATCTTCCGGAGACTGGATCGTCTGGAGATAATCAAATGACGGACCAAGCGCTTTGTCTAGAATAGCATTTCCGGCAGCGACAGGATTATCGCCCGCCGATACAAGTGAGGATTGAACGCTTTTCCACATTACTTCTTACTTACTTACGGGCAAATTCTTCCAGTTGTTCTACGAAAGAAGGGTTCGTCATGACGCACGGTCGCTGCTTGGCCATGACCTCCACGACTTTCTCCATTGGAATCCCGAACCTTCTGTGGAGATACGCTGCCAAGAGCGTTGCCGAACGGTTCATTCCTGCCACACAGTGAACATACACGCACTTGCATGTCGGTTCACGCAGGAACATATCCATAACCTTTTCAAACGTAGGGTAGTAATCTTTAATGAGCGGAAACCCTATCGTATCTTCGGCACCCAGAGCAATGTATGCGCTCGGTCCGACATGTGTAGACGCCCACGCAGGGCAGGCTGATTTCTCCGCACAGTTCACGATATGTGTGACGTTGTGTCTCCGCACAAAGGTTGGATTTAAATGAAATCCGGGGCCAAGAAGAATGCGATCAAACACGGCTGCGATCGGATCGTATTCTGGTCCTCTAGACCGACTCCGGTTCTTGTCAAGAATTGGTTGCAACATGCTTACTGTAGTTCAACAGAATAAGAGATCCGATTTATACTAGACGAGGGGCTGCAGGATCATCTGGAGAATATAGACTAGCACTACACCAAGCCCACCGAGGCACGCCGCACCTGTCAGCGAGACGACACCCGAACCTCCATAGGCATTCGGGATGTAGCGAAGGAACAGAGACTGCACGGGCGTCAGCGAAATGAGGAAGATGGCGGCAAAGATGGAGACATACGTCATGATGGATTTCAGGACGGTGATTGCGGCACCCGGGTTAAACTGATTGACCTGAGTGGGGGGAGGAGGAGTATAGATAGCCGAAGACGTTCCTGGCGTTACCATTTGCGGGTAAGTAGTGGCGGCAGGTAGGGACATAGCAGGTTGCTGCGATCCTCCTGTAGGCATCAGCTGATCAAGGGGGGTGGCGTCCATTTGTATATCTATTAGAGCGAAACTCTCGCCGCCGGACACGACGCATCCTCCACTCGGAAGCGATAACACTTTCCATCGACTCTAGTCACCATGTCCCTGATTTCCGAGGGAGGAATAGCAGATACTTCTACTTCAGTCTGCGGTCGATGGAACATCAGGACAGCGAGTCCCAAGCCGACAACAAATGAAAAGAAGTAGTTGGCTTCTGGTTTCTTGAGAATCTGAGCTAGATTCATTCTATTGCTTGTTACATGTTCAGAAAATCAATGCTATCTGTACATTGGACGGGGTAAGCCGTCGCACGGAAACACCCGTTCTCAATATCAGGATTGCGGAAAACGATAGCGGGATTGTGGACATCGGGGACCATCTTCTTCTTTGTCTGTGGCGGCACGAATATTGTGGTCACGGTCATGCCGACCAGAAATCCTCCAAAGACCCAAAGGATATTGAACATTATTCTAGACCAAGAGTTTTATAGACACGATGAACGGTTTCCTGATTGTCTCCACTCCATGTGATGAACCTCTTGCCCTGTGGAATTTTTATACTCCCCCCGAAATGCACGAAGAGATCGGCAATATAGTAGAAGGATCGACGATCATTCGCCCATACGATATGCGGCATCGCCCAACTTGCCATGACATCTTCATAAAACTTATCACGTTGATTTATATGTCCTCCAACAAGAACCACGAACATCTATTATCTATATAAAACAATGGATCTTCGTAAATTTTGGGACGGTAAGCTTCTCCTGGCATCTCTCGCATCGGCGGCGGTCGTTGATACCGCTGGACTGTTTGTGTGGAGGTATACTGCTGATCGTGATGGTCCTATCAATACCTGGTATGACAAGTTTGGAGTGATTGCGTATGTCCTGGACGTATCCTCTATGGTTATTGGCTTCGTTCTCGCCCAGCTTGTCACATATGCCATCGGAGGGTCTTACAATCTCCTCTTCTTCCTCATTGTCGTTGTGGCGGTGCAGATGGTTCACGATATTCTGTTTGGACTATTTCTAGTTCCTCTCATTCCTGCTGGCGAAAACGATATCATGGACCTCATGAAATCGTATACGACAATGAAGGGAAGTGAGTGGGTTCTGGTGGTGGACGCTCTCTATATGATTCTCACGGTGCTGGGAGCTTTAGTTCTCTATAAGCTACCTCCCTATGTCACATGGTTCAATCTGTTGTTTGTTTCCTACGTGACAGGGTACATCTTAACGACGCGCCGTCTTCCGAGCAGCGGGATTCCGACGCCGCTTAAGTGAACGCCGACGTCCGCCGACTTTCTCTTGCGGGTAATTCAGCTCAAACTCGAACCGGAAGGTCGGTCCAGTCGGGCGAACTCCGCCAGTCTTCTTCTCCTTGACGAGCGTGGATCCATACTTGAACTTGTCGATGGAGATAAAGACAATATCTCCACCCATCTTGCGTTCGGCTGGGATCTCCCAATCTCCGCCCCCAGCATTCCATCCGGTTCCCTTGGCGGCACTGGACTTCACAAATTCACGGTCAGGGAACTGTAGCGTAAACGTCTGCCCCCGGTGGTTCTTCTTGACATCGGCGATATACGAGGATAGACGCTTGTCCTTGAATGCCTCATCTACATTCTCATCGTTGATGAGTTTGAGATTCAGATCTGAATCCACACTCTTCATAAATTGTATGACTGCTTCACGGAATGTCTTATCAAAGTTCTCGTCTATGGTTCCGGTGATATTCGTGGGAGTGGGGGTCACGGGAGGAGTAGCAAGTTCAGTGACGGGAGCAGTATACCTCGGACGACGAGGAGCGAACTGGTCAAGAGACGTCATGACGCCCGAATCAATGGCCACTGTTGGTGCGGGGACGGAGGTTCCAACTGTAGGGGGAGTGACAGTAGGAGCAGGGGCGGGAGCAGCATTTGGATTGAAGGCGTCTAGAGACGCAGCGAGAGCAGGGTCGATGGAAGCAGTAACAGGAGGGGCAACTTCGCCTTGGGTTAGTGGAGTGTTCACTTGAGGAGTAATGGGAGATCCAAGGGTTCCACGGTCACCCAGTCCTAGGCGTTCCTCGGCGGCTGCACGAGCAGCTAGGCCTTCGGGAGTTGGGGCAAGAGGGTTCACGAGGCGTAGAGGAGCCGGGGCTGGAGCCGGGGCTGGGGTATCACGCATCGGATTGGAAACATCGGCGGGAGGAGCCGGAGCCGGGGCTAGGCCTTGAGCAGCACGCATAGCTGGTGATAGTCCCTTGTCAATATGCCGTTGCATGAGGCTCCGAGTGTCAGCTGGAGCTGGAGCTGGAGCTGGAGCTGGAGCTGGAGCTGGAGCTGGAGACGGGGCCGGAGATGGGGCCGGAGACGGCGCCGGAGACGGGGCGGGGGCTGCTGTAGCCGCAGTCTTTGGGGAGACGTAACGGGGGTCTTTCGCCGCCTTACGGACCTCTTCTAGATTCGCAGCCGAAGCAGCTAAACCTTCGTTGACTTTCTGCTCGTCCTTCGACCAGAGTGCGGCATCTGCACCTGCTTCTGTGGCTTCCGCCTTGGCCTTGATTACATCTTTGGCTGCCTGGACAGATATCTTGGCCAGAGCTTCCTTCCGCTTGTTGGTGGACTTATCGCCCTTGGCAACTTCCTTGTCCAGAGCATCCTTAGCAGCCGCTGCCTCCTTCTCCAGTTTCGCTACCTTATCGTTCGCCGCCTTTGCAGCGGCCTTCATCTGCTTTAGCGTGGCCATGTACTTGGCATGGGCCTTCTTCACCTGCTCGTGATCCTTCTCGGCAGCATCCATTACCTTCTTCGCAATCGCTTCCCATTTCTTCCTTGCTTGTGCGGCAAGCTTCTTCCTTTGTTGGGCTTCATTGATGAGCTGTAGACGCCGCTGGGGAGACACATCGCCCGCCCCAGCAATATCTGCCTCGGCCTTATCACGTGCGGCCTCCATCCTGATAAGCTCGGATGACTGAAATGCCATATCCTGCGCCAATGTCTTTGTTGCATCAGTCTTCTCTCCAGGTGGGGGAGGAGACGCAGAGCGGGCAGCCATCGCTCCAACCGCATCGGGATTAACACCCACTACGGTAGCGAATGGAGAGGGAGCTTCGGCAGGAGGAGGTGACGAACTACGAGCAGCCATTGCTCCTACGGCATCTGGACTGACTTTTACATCTGTCGAACGTCCACGTGTCTGTTCTGGAGCGGGCGTAGCCGTGGGCGGAGCAGCCGTAGCCGTGGGCGGAGCAGCGGGCCCAGGAGCAGCCGTAGCCGTGGGGGTAGCAGCGGGCGCAGGAGCAGCCGTAGCCGTGGGCGGAGCAGCGGGCGCAGGAGCAGCCGTAGCCGTGGGCGGAGCAGCAGCTTCAAGAAGTGGCGTTGTTGGAACGGTTGGTTTTACCTCAGGGCCGCCGGGGGGTGCTGTTCCTAGCGTTCCCGTGAGAACAGATACCATTTCGAATCCTGATTTGAGTTGCACAGGTCCACGTCCCTTAATGGTTACCGTGACAGGAGTCACTAGGAATCCGTGTAGTGCCGCACGGTGATCTTTGTTGCCGACAGGGCCTACTGAAAAATTATTGAACTGGGCAGATGTAGGAGAAAACGTGATCTCGGAGATCGGACTCTTGAGATTGAAGGTGATCGCACCGGTAGAGTCAACAACAAACCCTTTCAAGAGTGGACTTGCTGGTGGGAGAATTGTTTGGGAAGTAGATGAAACAACGTTCGGATCGTCTAGGAACTTTTCTACATCGGTTGCGAAATGGAATAGAGGAATTTCCATATCCGTGTAAGCTCCCAAAATCACACTGTCCGCAGGAACGATTGTTCCATCACTACGCTTCAAGACCTTCTTTTCGGCACGAGTTCGTTCCCGAGTCTCTGTTTTCAGCGATTCAATTTTCGGGGTGGCGGGGTCAGATCCCATCAGTTGCATAGAGGGTTTCAGAGTGTCTCCGTCACGATTAAGTTTAAAATTATGGACAATCACATCCGGGGGATCTACACTATCCGTGAGTTTGATAAACCCAAAATCGTCTGTTTTCGGAGGAGGACCGTCCACCGCAGGGGCTTGAACAGGAGCAGGAGCCGGAGCAGGAGCCGGAGCAGGAGCCGGAGCAGGAGCCGGAGCTGGAGCCGGAGCCGGAGCCGGAGCAGGAGCAGGAGCAGGGGCAGGGGCAGGGGCAGAATCTAGAGCCATGGGCGGAGGGACTGCCTCTGACGGTTTCGGTTCGTCCTTATGGAAATTCTTAGCGATCTTGATGGCTTCGTCGTACGGCATGGAATACTCCCCCGACGGTCCGTGCACGGCCTCAAAGTGGTTCTGGTTCTCGTTGTAGATCACGTATACAGGCGCCCCCGCCTTTCCTTCCAGAACACTTGCCTCCTTCTGCCCCGGGAGTTTCTCCTTGGTCTTCACTATACCTGCTTGAACGGCTCCCGACGTCTTGGCCACAATCAAAAAGTTGAGACCGTGCTGCTTGGCAAACTTCTCGAGCTCAGAGGTCTGGAGATACGTCTGGTTGGCCGCAATACGCTTGGCCTCCTCATCGGTAAGCCCCTCGGTCTTGGAAAAAAGACCGTCACGACGGAACTTGCTAGCAATCGTATTACGCACGGCGAGGGGCTGCTTGCGGAAGGTGGGACTTATCGCAATGAGCATCGAGTGGACTAGGCAGTCAAAGTCTGTGGGTGGGACGTTTACACGGGACCACCCGGTAAGTTCAGGGGGGAACTCTAGCTTGGCCACATCGGTCATCGTATCGACTGCCTGGGTCTTCAGACCCTTCTCTCCGGCAACGGCCTTCTCAATCAGACTTGCGTCTGGCGAGGGTGTCGATACGACTGCCGACGCAGGTTGAGTAGGAACTTCCCAGGTTGCTCCACACCCGGTCTTTACAGGCTCGCCCTCTTTGTAAAAATATGGAGCACCTGTAGCAGGGTCGATCGTTGAGTCCCATCCAGCCGGTAGAGGTATCTTTGCTGGATTGGTTGATGGTGAGCACACAGCGTCATCAGATACTGCAGCGGGAGTTGTGGCGGATACATCCGATTTCGCAGCGACAGTTCCCTTCGCCTTCTCGGCACGAGCCTTCAGATTCTCAATGCCCTTGGCTCCTGTAGCGGGAAGAGCCTTGGATACATCCGACTCGGAATTGCGACGTGAAGCTACCGTTTTCTTAGCACGTTTTGCTCGCATACCAAGATTTTGAGAAGCTGCTGCAGCGGTTACGGATATTTTAGCACCGCCTTCACTCATTATACTTGGGCAAGAAATGAGGTCGGTGGCGTTTTCGGTAGGTTGCGAAACCAAGCTTTGTGCCGATGTAGTATGCCCGGTAACACTCCACTGCATCGCCTACTGCTTTGTACTCCTCGGGCATCGCACATCGGGGCGAGGTCATCCCGTGGGATACAAGACCCACAGGATACACTGCGCTCAGCCAGTCCAGATGCTTCTCACATGCGTGGATGCGATCACCGTAGCGGAATTGATACTCGGCGAGAAGTGCGTGCGTGAGCTTAACGAGCCACCGATAATTATCGAGTGATTCACACAGCCAGATTGCACAGGGATGTTTACGGTGTGTCGGTTTGTATCCTCCGTTTGGAGCACAATCAAGATAGGGCGGAGACTCCGAGTGAACCCAGTGACAGGTATATAGAAGTTGACAGGATTCTACGATCATTTTTACTACATGTTTGTCGCAGTGATATTTGGCGCATTTGCGAGGATTCCAGTGGAGGAAGAAGATATTCAT